GCCGGTCCGGGGACGTCCGACTTTTTCATGGTCGAATTTACGCCGATCTGACTTGACTACCACCGCTTCCCGGCGGCGAACTGGATTTCCTTGAGCACCTCATCGCCGAGGTCGGCGGCGAGCTTATCGTGCGCCCAGTCGTCGATTCTGTCCCAGGCGTCGTCCATGAATGGCTGCGGCTTCTGGCCGGGATGCTCGACCTGGCTGGCGAAGACGTCGTGCCCGTTCACTTTGAATTTCAGCGCCTTTTTGTTCCGCGGCTTGATGACGAACTTCGCGTGGTTCGGCCCGTAAAGACCGGTGCCCTCGTGAACGTAGAGGCCGTAGTAGACGCTGGGTCCGGTCAACACCCGCAGGTTGCCGGTGCGGCGCACGATGATGGAGCGGGCGAGGTCGGTGGAGCGCTTGGGAGCGAGGTTGAACGCCTCGTTGCGCAGGCGGTGGCCGATCTGCAACAGGCACTTGCGCGCCGCGGCTACGAATTCACTCGGCAAGGGCTTTTTCCAACGCGGCCAGCGACTTGGCGAGCGGATCGTCTCCGGCCGGTGCGTCGGGAACGTCGCCCTCGTAGCCAAGCTCGTCGCGGGCCTCGGCGGTGGTGAGGATGCCGGCGCCGACCAGGGCGGCCACGCGCGTCGCGTCCTCGGCGCTGGTGGTGGCGTCGATGGTTCGGAAGGTCAGCTTTCCCAAGCCCATGTCGGCAATGATGGTTTTGTTGAGCACCTTGGCCAGCAGCTCGCGGCGCGGCTGAAGGGTGACCTGGTCGTAAACCAGAATCTGCCCGGACACCTCGCCTCCGCCACCCAAAGACCCGGCCGACATGATGCCGAGAATGCGGGGCGGGACGCCGTGGACGCCGATGATTTCGTCGCGGTTTAGCTCGCGGAGCTTGGTGAAGGCGGCGTCGCGGATTTCGCGCTCGACCTTCTCGAACCGCACTTTGACGTTGGGGTCGGAAATGGGGATATACAAGGTGCGGTGCGCGTTGTCGACGCCCTTGACGTTGCTGCTGAAAAAAGCCGCCACTTCGGCCTCGACCTCGGGGGTGAACTCCCCGCCTTCGACGAAAAGGATGCCGGCGGGAATGGCCGAATTGGCGAAGAAATTTGTGTTGTAATCGATGGCGGAATTGTCCAGGGAGATGGCGCGAACCGAGGCGACCCAGCGGGGCAGGCCGTAGCGGCGGTCGCGTAGGAACGGCGTGCGGACGACGATGACCTCGTGCAGCCCAGCGGCGACGGCGGCCTTGTCGCCAAAGGCCGCAAAGCGTTTCGACGTGGCGCCGGCGACGCGGTAGACGAAGCCGCCATCCTTCGCGAACCACATGTGCTGCGGGGGGATTAAAAATAACTCGACGATGTCGCCCTCGCCGTTGCGGACGACCTCGATATAGGCCAAGCCGGTGGCGCCGTGGCTGAACTCGATGAAGGCGCAAAAGGCCGAGAAGCTATCCTCGGTAAGGGCCTCCAGCCGCTCGCGCTGCGTGTTGTCATCGTCGCCATCGATATCAAAACCGATACCGACGCTGGCCATCGCGTTGACCTCCAGGCACCTTGCGTGCCAGGGGTGCAACTCGGGCAGTTGCGCCAGGGTGTCGTATGGGTAGGGCCAGCCGTAGGAGCCATCCGGACCGGAGGTCGAATTGGCGTCCTGCTGGGCCGACATTTTGGCGATGAAGGTCTTGACGGTCGAGATCAATCCGCGCATGGCGCGCCCTCCGCGTGGTTCACTTGAGGCAGCGTAGCGCGAAAATTAAAGCGCGACGAACGAAAACGTACATCTCCACCGCTATCTATATCACTTCGCGCCCAAACCACGGAAGTTTTTAGATGACGGCGTTCCTTGGTGAAGCCACGATGGTAGCTGCAAAGGAGGGTTGTGTGGCGACGAAGATGACCAAAACCGACGTGCTGTTTATCAGCATCGTTCCGGCCGGCGCGAACAAGCGCCAGGTGATTTTCAAAGCCGCGGGGCTCGCCGACGAGGCGCGGGTGTTCGATCGCGCGATTGACATCCGCAAGGCGGACGACGAGCGGCAGGTGATTTACGGCATCGCCTACCCGGTGGGCGACGCGAAGAACACCGACACCCAGGGCGACTTCGCCGACGCCGCCGAGGTGGCCGCGATGGCCTATGCCTTCATGGCGAAGGGCCGGACGGCGTGGGGCGTGGACCGCGATCACAGCTACCGGGCGCTGGAAGCGGCGCACGTGGCCGAGTCGTGGATCGTTCGCAAGGGCGACCCGATTTTCGGAGCGGCCGAGGACGAGGGAGCCTGGGCGGTGGGGATCAAGATCATCGACAAGGCGCTTTACGACGAGTTCAAGAAAACCGGCTATCACGGCCTGAGCATCGCCGGAACGTGCGAGCGGGCCGAGGTCGCCGAAAAAACCGCGGGGGACGCAAACGAAGGCTGGCTGGCGAAAATCTTTCGCCTGCTGCGCAAGGAGGAAACCGTGGACGAGTTGAAGAAAGCGATCGAGGAGCTGGCCAAGTCGATCAAGACGATCGACGAGAAGGTCGGCAAGCTCGAAAAGAGCGACGCCTCCCCCGCGCCGGCCGAGCCCGACCTGGCGAAGCGCATCGCCGAACTGGACAAGCAGGTCAAAGACCTGACCGCGAAGCTCGATAAGGCCGAGGCCGATCCGCCCACCGAAGGCGAGGCTCCGGACGTGACCAAGCAGGTTGCGGACCTGACGGCCACCGTCGGCGAGCTGACGGCGAAGGTCGAGAAGCTGGCCAAGGCGAAGCCGGGCAGCGCGCAGGGCGATCCGAATCCGAAAACCGAAAAAGCCGGCGACCAAAAGTCGCTGGGCTTGCTGTAGGAGGCGACGATGGACCCGAAAAGCATTCTGACCCAGATCGCCAAGGGCGCCATCGCTCCGACCGACCTTTCCGTCGGAGGGGTGCTGGAGCCGGATGTGGCCCGCCGCTTCATCGACCTGCTGGTGGACAAGAGCGCCTTCCTGAAGGCGATCACCGTGCAGCGCACGAGCAAGACCGAGGGCTACTTCAAGCTGCTGGACATTGCCGACCAGGTGCTCGTCCGCGTCGCGGAAGGCAGCGACCCGAGCGCCGGGCAGCTCGCCGAACCGACCCGGACGGACGTGCCCTACGCGAACAAGTATACGCAACTGTTTTACCAGTTGCTGTTCAGCGCGATCGACGACAACAAAGACAACCCGAACTTCGAGTCGGACCTCGAAAACATGTTCGCGACGAAATTCAGCAACGAGCTTTCGTTGTTGGGCTTCGTCGGCGTCGACGACGACTACGCGGCCAGCGCGTTCGACCACCTGAACGAGGGCTGGATGGCCAAGGCCGAGGCCGACGCGCCGTTGGCGCAGCAGGTGAACACCGCGGGCATGACGACGGTCAAGGAATACCTCGACGCCTGCATCGCGGCGATGCCCGACACGTACAAGATGGCGGGCCAGACCACGTTCATCATCAGCCGGTCCGACTGGGAAACGTTCTGCGACGAACTGGGCGCGGGGGCGTCCTCGGTGATGGCGCAGATTCTGCTCGACGGCAAGCTTCCGCAGTATAAGGGCTACCCGCTGATGCCGGTGAGCCAGCAGTCGGCGGGCCAGGTGATCTTCACCAACCCGAAGAATCTCATCATGACGATGCTGACCGAGATCAAGCGGTTCCGCGAGGTGCGGGGCACCAAGCGGTGCATCGACTACACCTTTGACCTGGCTTCCGACTTCATCGTGGGCAATCCCTACGCCGTCGTCGTGGCCTGGGACCAGGGGTACTAATCAAACCGCGCCGCGAGGCGCGTGACGCATCGAAGGCCGACTGGTTTGGGTTTGGGGTTATCCCGCGTCGAAGTTCCCCCGAGGCGCTGAAAACCCCACTTTGAACCGCATGGGAGGTAACGGATCGACATGGCCCTGACGACCGCCACCAAAGTTCGCGCCCTGGCCAACTGGCCAGTCGCCGTGACCGACGCGCAGCTTGCGCCCCATCTGGGCGGGGCGGCGCGCGAGCTGTCGCGGCGCCTGGGAGCGACGGTGTACGGCGAGCTGGTCGAGGCCGAGGCGACCGACGAATTGCGCTTGGCCGGAGAGGAAATCGAGGGCTGTTTGGCGATCGCGCTGGCCATCCCCGCGTTGCATGTCTTTTCCGTCGCGGAGGGGCCGACCATTCCCAAACAGATCGAAGACACCGAGTTCAGCTATCTCGACCCGGAACAGGCCGAGAGGCAGGCGGCGATCTGGCGGGCGCGCGCCGAGCGGGCGCTGGCCGAAACCGACTTCACGGGCGAATCCGACCCGGGCCCGAGCCCGAGAATGTACGCGGTGTGACGATGGCGACGTACGAAAACGGCTGGCGCGCGGCGGAAATCAAGGGCATCTGCGAATCTCTGGCCGAAATGAAAAAGCAGCTCGCCGGAATCGACGAGAAGCTCAACGGCCACCTCCTGTCCGACGCCAACGTGCGCGCCCACATCAAGGTTTTGTGGGCCGCCGCCGCCGTGTACGGCGTCACGATTCTCGGACTGGCGCTGAAGGCGCTTTTCTTCAGCGGATGCGCCACCGCCATCGCCGGGGGCATGTGATGGCGACGTTCGAGCAGATCATCCGCAAAGACCTGATGGACGCCGTCCACGCGGCGATGCCGGCGTTGACGCTCGATGCCAAGGGCGAGCCCGACACGGCGCGCGTGCTGCTGGTCGAGCGCGACTTCGCCTATGACAACCCCCGCCAATACCGCCTGCGCGGCCTGGCGGAAGGATATGACGCGCCCCACACCATCGTCGCCAAGGTGACGACGGATGTGACCGTGACGGCCATGCTTGAAATCCACGGAGTGCAGCGGGCCGATCTGGAGGCGCTGTTCGAGGCGCTGCTTTCCGCCACCTCGATCCTCGCCAACTGGCGCGGTTACGAGGTGCGCATCGGCCGCACGCTGCGCTCGACCAAAATCGGCAAGCTCGATAACGGCGTGCAGCGCGAACTGGTGCTGGTCGAATACACGGCACCGTACTTTTCAGTCACCGACGTTCCCCAGATCGCCGCCGCCTCATGGTTCGACGGCTGGAAGTGGACGATCGGCGAGGAGGAATAGTGAGGGACATTCGAAAAGAGACGGGCATTGTGACGAAGCCGGCGGAAGGCCCGGAAACCGCCGTCGAATCTCCCGCCATCGAAAAGCAAGCGGTCGAGGAGCACATGGCCGCGGCCGATCTTTCCGGCCCCGTCGCCGTGGCGCTGATGCGTCACAACAAATGGGGCGTCGGCCGCAAGATCATGAAAGCCGAATTCGACGCGGCGCTCAAGAAATTCCGCGCGACGCCGGTGGGGAAAGTCTGATGGGGCGGACGCGGCTGCTGGTGACCATTTTCGCGCTCGGTCTCTGCGCCGCCGCCGGTCCGCTGGGCTTTGGCGCGGCGGTTCCGTACATCGCGGCGATTGCCGCGGCCTACGTGGGCGGTGAGACGCTGCGCGGATCGGCGATCGGCAATGGGAAAAACTCTTCGGGGGACGGGGAGTAGGACATGGCAATCTGGAGCGGCGTCTACGAATCACTGACCAGCGGCAACCTCGGGCTGCCGCCGAAGAACCCGGTCGGCGCCATCCTCGCCGTCGGCCCCTGCTCGGGCGACGACGAAAACACCGTCTATCTTTACGGCAAGGCCGACGTGAAGGCGATTCGCGGCGAGCTGGGATACGGCGACCTGCCCGACCGGCTCCACGACTATTTCAGCCTCGGCGGCCAGAAGTGCCGGGCCATCGTCGTTCCGGCCGAGAAGGACGTGGCCGGCAGCATCGGCGCCGTCACGCACGCCGGCACCGGCACGGCCGTCGGCGCCGCGGCCGGCACGCCGACTGGCACGTTCCAGGTGCGGATTCAGATCGTCGCGGGCGGCGCGCCGGAAGAGGCGACCTTCAAGTACAGTTACGACAACGGCGAAAGCTGGTCGTCGGCGATCACCACGCCGGCGCTCGACGCGGCCTACACCCTGGGCGTGACCGGCGCGACGATCACCTTCTCCGACGCCTACGAGGGCGAGGGAAGCTTCGTCGCGGGCGACACTTACGCCTTCGAAACGGTCGGCCCCGCCTGCTCGTTGGAGGCGATCCTCGCCGCGCTGGACGCCGGCGTGGCGACCAAGCTGCCGTTCGAGTACGCCTGCGTGATGACACCGACCGGCGACGCCACCTGGGACGGCCTGGAGGCCTGGGCCGACGATCTGTTCGACGCGCATCAGAGCGTGCGCGTGCTGACCGAAGCGCCGCCGCCGGCCGAAGAGGATGAGTCCTACACCACGACGGCGCTGGGCTACATGGACGCCTACGGCAAGGGCGACCGCGTGTCGATCTGCATCGGGCGCGGCCCGATACTCGACCTTTACGGCAAGCGGATGCGGCGCGGCATCAGCGGACTGGTGGCCGGGCTGATCGCCGCGAGCGAGGTGCATAAGTCGATTGGCCGCACGGCGTATTGCCAGATGAAGCCGCTCCAGGACGAAACCGACCTGGGCTCCGACGGCAACCGCCAGGCGCTGGATACGGCGCGGTTCCTCGTGCCGCGCCAGTACGAGGGCCTTTCCGGCTGGTATGTAAATAACGGCAACATCGCCTGCCAGGACATCAGCGACTTCGACACCATCGAAAAGGCGCGGGTGATGGATAACGCCATCCGGGCCGTGCGCCTGACCGCGCTGAAATACGTCCACGAGGACGTGAACGTGGTCGACGGAGCGATCGACGAGGCCGGCATCGCCATGATCGAGGGGGCGTGCCAGGGCACGCTCGACGGGCTGAAAACGACGTTCGTATCCGGGACGATCACCGTTCCGGCCGGCCAGGACCCGATTGCCACCGAATCACTCGCGGCGACGATCGCCATCGTCCCCAAGCGCTACGCCAAGGCCATCAACCTGACCTTCGGCCTGGCGCGGGAATAAGGAGCTGCCATGCCCATCAACGGACAGTATTACGGCTGGGAAGACCTCACCGCGGCGGGGCCGACCGGCCCGATGGCCGACATTCAGGCGGTCGACCACAACTGGGACCGCGATCTGGAACTGGTCTACGGCCAGGGCACGGCGCCGCGCGGCGTGGGACGCGGCAACATCAAGTTCGAGGGAACCCTCACGCTGCTGCGCGAGGAATACAACCGGCTGCTGCTGTTCGCCGCGGCCGCGGGAAAGAGCCTGACGAGGTTGGCGCCGTTTACGATCACGCTCGCGTACATGAACGAGGACCAGGGCGTCAGCACCGACCAGCTCCTGCGCTGCCGGTTCAAGAGCGGCAAGAAGGCCGCCAAACAGGGCGACAAAACCAGCACGGTCGAACTGGCGTTCCTGTTCGAGGGCCTGAAGGAAAACGGCGTCGATATGGTCGCCGGCATGAACCTGTTCTAACCACCAAACCACGGGGGAACCCATGATGAGCGAAAAAGACAAAACGGAAGCGACGAAGAGCGAGACCATCAACCTCGAATTGGAGCTGGACGGGGTCGCCCACCTCTTTACGTTTAAGCGGCCGCGCCGCGAACACCTGGCGATGGCCACCAGCGGCTCCGCCGACAAGGTTTACAGCCGGATGAACCAGATGGTCATCGCGTGCCTCACCAACCCCGAGCGCGCCGAGGCCGTGGAACTGTTCGACACGTTCCCCGGCGCGGTGATGACGCTGGGAAATTCGCTGCTGGAAGCGGTCGGCCTGGGCAGGGCCGAGCGCCGCCCTTAGATGCCGAGGAGATAGCGCCAGAGATCGTCCGCCTGCTCCTCGGTCAACCAAGCGACGACGCGGCGGAATATGTGGCGCAGGTGGCTGTGGCGATGAAAATCCTGGAACTGTTCAAAGACCTGATCGCCGCCGGCGTCGCCGCCGGCGTAGCCCAGGCATTTGGTGAGGGCTGATGGCCGACCGGAAAACCGCCATTGATATCCTGCTCGAACTGCGCGACCGCGTCAGCGGCCCGCTCAACTCGGTGCAGGACAAGTTGCGCGAGGCCCGGGAGAAATCCGAGGCCCTGCGCGGCGCCCTCGACGGCGTCGCATCGGCCGGACGCAACCTCGCGGTCGTCGGCCTGGCGATGGGTGCTCTTGTGGTTGGTGGCGTCGCCCAGGCCGCTAACTTTCAAACTGCAATGGCCGAGGTGTCGACCTTGGTAGACACCAACGTCGTCAACATGGCGGCACTATCGGACCAGGTCAAACGACTGTCGGGCGAGTATGGGTCGATGCCGGTCGACACGGCGAAGGCGTATTACCAGACGATCAGCGCCGGATTCGGCGACGCGGCGGCCGCGACCGCCGTGATGACCGCCGGCTTGCAATTGGCCAAGGGCGGCCTCACCGATACCTTTACGGCCGTCGACGGACTGACCAGTGTTCTGAACGCTTACGGATTGGCGGCCGATGATGCGATCTCCGTTTCTGATTCCTTTTTCGTGACGGTAAAAAAAGGAAAGACCACCGTCGGTGAGTTGGCCTCTTCGTTGGGCCAGGTGGCGGCCCTCGCAGCGCCGGCTGGTGTTTCACTTGACGAAATGAACGCGGCGGTCGCCGCCCTGACTCTGGGCGGCAACAACACCAGCGAGGCTGTTACCGGCCTGCGCGGCATGATCTCGGCGATCATCAAGCCGACCAGCGAAGCGGCGAAGCTGGCCGAAAAGCTGGGAATCGACTTTTCGACAGCTGGCGTGAGGGCCGCCGGTGGTTTTGCCAACTGGCTGGAGACGGTCAGGGAAGCGACCGGCGGCTCCGACGACAAGCTTGGGCTTCTATTCAGTGACGTACAGGGCCTTGCCGCCGCCCTGGCGCTGACCGGAAAACAGGCTGGTAACTTCGCCGAGATTCTCGACGAAATGGCCGCCAAGTCTGGTGCCACCGCCGTCGCCTACAACAAAATCGACGCCATCGCCAAGGCCGCATTCGACAAATCCAAGGCAAAACTGATGGTGGCGATCGTCTCGGCGTTCGAAAGTCTGCTCCCGGCGGCCACAATGGCCATGAACGCCGTGTCCTCGGTGATGGGCGCCTTTGGCGACCTCGCCATGGCCCATCCGACACTTACCAAAATCGGTGTCTCCCTGTTCTCGCTCAACGCCGTCGCGCTCATTACCGGTGGTATGTTTATTTGGGTCGCCGGGTCGATTGCCGGTGCGGTTCTAAACCTCGCCAACCTGGTCGAGGCGGTGGGCGGCATGGCAAAGTTGGCGCCGATTCTCAACACCATCGGCTCCGGGTTCCGCGCGCTTGGCGCGGCACTTTCCGGGGCACTACTCAGCCCCATTGGATTGGTGGCCATCGCCGTGCTGGCGTTCGCCGGCTACCTCTACCTGCTCTACCGGAACTTTGACTACGTCCATGGCGTGATGCAGAAAATCCCCGGGCCGATCGCGGTGCTGGCGGCCACGTTGATGCCGCTGATCGGCATCCCGCTGCTGGTCATCAAATACTGGGATCAACTGAAGTCGTGGTGGTCGTCGTTCGCCGGATGGTGGGCCGCAAGTGGCGCGGGGCTGGTTGATTCCTTCGTTGCCGGGCTGACGGGCGCCTGGGGCAAGGTCATCGACACCGTGCGTCGGCTGATGGGCCGCCTGCGCGAGTTCTTCTGGGGCTCGGACCCCAAGGCCGGCCCGATGATGCGCACGACCTGGATGGGATCGATGCTGCCCGAAACGCTGGCCGTGGGGATGCGCGCCAACGCGGGCGTGTTGCTTGGCGCCTTCGACGACCTGATGGGTTACGTCCGCCCGCGCGTCGCCCCGGCAGCCACCGCCGGACCACGCGCCGCCGTCGCCCCCGCGCGCGGTGGCAACCGCATCGGCAGCGTCGTCATCAACGTCACCGGCAATTCCGGATCGCCGCGCGAAATCGAACGCGCCGTGGCCGGCGTGCTGCGCCGCTACAGCTTCGAGGTTGGCGCATGAGCACGTGGGGCGACCTTCAAAACTACGTCGGCGCGATCGGGCAGACCTTCGGCTCGTTCATGGGTCTGTTCACCGAGGCCGAGCCTCCGGCCGACACGTCGGTTATCCGGCTAACGACCGAACTCAACGGCGCCATCGTCGGCGGCCTGATTCCCGGAATTGTCCAGTCGTCGTCCATTCGGCAGCACCTCGACGTGGACCGCGTGCCGATCGTCGGCCGCAGCGGCACGGGCAAGCTCATCAACGGGTGGTCCGACGCCGAGTTGACCTATGAATTGCGGCTGACCAGCGACGATTTGCCCGACGGCATTGCCGGCATCGTCGGCCAGGCGCTGTCGTTCGATTTTGCCGGGTTGATCGAATCGCTGACCGAGGACAACGAGCCGGTGCAGATCGCCATCCAACGCCTCGGCAAGCTCAACCAATTTGCGAAGATGTACGATCCGAGCCTCAACCCGGCCGTGTGGACGATCAGCGAGGAGTTGGCCAACGCCCACGGCATCACCCGCGTCATTTTCCAGGACTTCAATTCCACCCGCACCTCGCGGCTGGACGTGATCGACGTGACGCTGACGTTCCTTGAATTCGTGCCCTCGACCGTGATGATCGAAACGGGCATGGCCGCGCCGCCGCCTCCGCCGGAATCGGGCGACGACGAGGCGACCAACCCGCTGGAGTAGCCGATGCCCGACGTGGACATGCAGCTCGACGAATACGGCGACCTTGTGCTTGGCGACGATGGCGACCTGGGCCTCGTCGCGGACGACGATACGTTGGAGCAGGACATCGCCCACCGGCTGATGACCGTGAAGGGCGACAATCCGGCCGACGCTACCTACGGCGCGGGCCT